GGGGAGAGAAGCTTGTCCTCCGGCCAGATGTATTTTTTCATGTAGATCGAATTATGCTTAAACATTTTTCTCCTTGTCCAGTTCGTTCATGACCTTGTTCAAGCCGTCAACATATTCCTTTGTCATCTTGCCTCTTCTTTCTCCTTCCGTGAGGAAGCTCACGTCTTTCTTGGACTTCTTGCTTTCAATCTCCGCCGCGATGGCCGCATAGCCCGCGATATCAATATAGCAATCCTTTGTCCTCCTATGCTTTAACCTTGCTATTTTAACGAGGGCCATGCATATTGCCACGTCATGGGGTGAAATCCTGTGATCAAGATAACTACTCCATAACTCTGATATGTTAACATGATTATCATGTTTGTCACCATAATCTTTCGCCCTGGGGCCCGTTATGACCTTGATCGTCTCTTTTAATAAGTCGTTACTCTTCATTTCTTGTCCGTGTATCCCGTGGCGTCGGGATGACAGGCGTAATCGTCCTTGATTTTCGAACTCATTTCATTCTTCCCCCATTCGTCAATCGTGTCAAAGGTTATGGAGTCTCTGAGTTTCTTCTTTAATTTCCTGTCCTCGTCGCTCAGCTCTATTTTCACCGGCGGTCTGTTGTTGAAATCATGTCCGGTGATTCTTGACCAGGTGAACAAGCCCCTGTCCTTCCATTCTTTTTGAATGAAGTCACAGGCTTCATCATCATTTTGAAATTCCTTTACAATCTTTTCCTTCAAGGTCTGACTGTTCCACAGATTAAATTCATACATGGGCACTAAAAAACCTCCGTAAATTCCCTGTTCGACTTTGATCGAATGACATTCAAGCTTTGTTTCGCCCGCGTCATGCCGACGTAAAACACTCTTCGTTCCTCGTCCTTGTTCAACCAATATGCTTCATCCGTCTTCTTGGACAAGTCCGTCAACAGCATGACATTATCCGCCTCGCCGCCTTTTGCTCCGTGTATCGTTGACAGTTTAATTCGTGGGTTATGAGTAATTTTCTGACCGCGACGAAGCACGGCTCTAATGTAAGTTGACTTGAGACGAGGCATGCTGTCGAACGCTTCAAACCACGTCAGTTCCCTTGGCACGTTCAATCCGTGTTCCTTGGTCAGTGCTCCGTAGTCATACATCTTCTCCCTGTCCGCCTTCTGCATCGTCTTGTGTCCGCGGTTGACGGATCTGTCCACGAGCAGATAGTAGTAAAAATCCTTCACTTCCTTTAAGTCCAGCTCCCCGCCTTTTCTAATTTTTTCCCATGCTTTAATAGCACGAATGGACTTGGCGTCCACGGACGTTGAGCCGTTGCGCTGATAGTAATATCCCTCCAGCCTCAATCCCTCTTCCAACAGGTCGAGGTTGTACTTGTTGCGGGCCAGGATCAGCCATTCGCCCTGCGCCAGCTTGTTCAGTTGTTCGTTCGGGTAGTAGTTGATCTCACCCTGCGCGTCCCTCGCCGACCATTCCTTGTCCACGCGCGTCTTGACGCGCCGGATCAGGTCGTTCGCCTTCCTGTGAATAACAAAAGGAAGACGAAAGGATTCATTGAGAACTTTTCTCGTTCCCTTCATGTTGATCAGGAATTCCGGCCGCGCCCCGGCCCATTTGAAGATGGCCTGGTCGTCGTCACCGGCGATGTAAAGCCTCTTCGTCCTTTCGGAGATGCGCTTGACCATCTGCCATTGAAGCCAGCTCAAGTCCTGCGCCTCGTCGATGATCACCACGTCGAACTGAGGCAGGGCGTCGATGTCTTTTTTATTGAACTCTATGATCATGTCGGTGTAGTCGTATTTGCGTCTTGGAAACTCGCCGCCGAACTTGTATTTCTGCATGGCGCGCTCAATGTAGTCCAGCTTCGGCCATCCGCCCGGCAAGTGTCCCGTGTCGGGATGATCAAACTGCGCGCGTGCCGTGGTGCCGTTAATTTTCGCGAGATCAATGATGCGCGTGAAAATGTCATCAGGCAGGCCGGCGCCGTACGTCTTGATCTTCTTATTTGGATTGCTCAACCTGATTTGCAGTTTGTTGGAAAGGAACGCGTAGTCATCATCATTCATCACGTCCTCTTCTCTTAAATACAATTCCTTGTAGGCGAAACTATGCAGTGTCCTGAAATAGGTGAAGTCTTTTGCGTCATGATTAAAATCGTCCGTGGCTCGTTTGAGCGCCTCCTCGGACGCTTTCGTCGTGAAGGCGAAGTACCCTATACGGTTAGGGGATACTTTATTTTTTAATTCCTGTTCCACAATGCGCAACAGGTGCGTTGTCTTGCCTGTGCCAGGAGGTCCGAATATTATTTCTCTCATTAAAACTCCGTCTTCTCTTCCAGGTTCGGAACGGCGAAGGATTTTTCCTCTTTTTGCGTGTAAGGAATGTACCACATGAATGTTGCCGTACCTTGCACTTTTTTACGTGCGTGTCCTCCGCCCATTTGACGAATGTTCGCATGTATTTGCGTTGAAGTGAAATCCTTGAATCTTTTTTTCTCCAGAAATGTTTGAATGGCGTCTGTTTTGAAATAAGCTTTGCCTTCATCAAACCACGCCTTGCCCATGTTGATTTCATCTATATGCTCCGCGGCTCCTTGGTCGTCGAGAAACTGCTCCAGCAAGGACTTGAATCGTCCTTCTTTCCTTATTTCTTTCGGCGCCTCTATTACTTCAATGTCTCTTAATAATTGTTGCAGTCGTGTTGTCCATGCATTCTGACGCATAGGATTTGGAATGATATTTATTTTATCCATGCACGCTTTTCTAAATTTATTTTGATCGAACAGCTCTTCCGTCTCCAGAACAATTCTTTGTCCGTCGATATTTAAAAACCATACTGATTGATCACTTTGCAATTTTGTCAAATCAGAAAAATTATGTTGGAATGAATCTCCAATGCCATATTGCCGTGATCGACACACGATCGGAGAGCATACAGCGCACATAGGCTGGTCCTTGCATTTATATTGATAATCTTTTTTTTCGTGTTGTGTAACTGTTTTTTGAACTTGTGCTGATCCTAATGGCTTTTCCATGTACTTATGATTAAATTCGTCCACTTTTGCTTGCCATTCGTTAGGCCATTTCTTTTTGGTGTATACCGCATATTGATATAATGTATTGTCTCTACCACCCTCTGGAATTCCTTGCGACATCAATGTTGACAAGCAAGGTGGTCCGTCTTCCAGTTCTTTTATTTCTTTTTTTCTTTTAACTTTAATAGAGAGCAGAGTTTTTTGATCCACCGCGTGAGTGTCATACAAAGAAAAGAACTCGTCCAGTAAAGAGCCGCTCCCGTCATCATTAAAAGCATGCCGATTAGTACTGTCGCCACCATGATAAGGTAGATTAAGAAAGTTGCCAGTGTCTCCCCTATCCGCTTTAATTTCAATTTGTTTTGGAAAAATTTCACAATTAGCATATCCTATCTCCGCTGACCATTCCGTTAATTTATCACGCACAAGGCTTGCTTGCACGGGTTCTTTTAGAAAAATGAATATATGCGCCCCGCCGCTTTTGGATCGGCACATGACTAAAGGTAATTTTAAGTCCCTTATCTTTTTTATAAGTTTTTTATGATCCAGTGGATACGTGTCAACATCAATGCATCCCCATGAACATGTTGAATCATCACGAATGGGAATGATGCCCAGACTTGGATCCTTTCCTCCTATGTGATCCGTCCACAGCTTGTCCGTGACAGGCTCTTTAATGATGAAAGCCTTGCCACCGATCTTACCATTAGTTTTTGGCCCCTCACTTTTGTATTGACCATAGGCGCGATCCAATCCATTAAATATCGATTTAAACTTCGCTACTTTATCCATAATAATTTTTTAAAATAAAAGGGGCGCGAGCGCCCCTCAGATTAATTAAAAAGGAACTTTTTCGTTGGATGAAGCAGAGCCGTCTTCTTCGTACTTAATTTTACGCTCTCCCTTTGTCACGCTGTCCGCGAACCCTTTCGCAACAGCGTAAAGATTTGCGTCCTCAAGCTGGGACTCTCTATTTACTTCCCAGCCGTACCAACTGCCCTTGTCATTACCTTCTTTCACCGTTTTTAAACGATAGTAATGACTATAGGAAGGTGGCGTGAACAATCCTTTCTTACCATTCAATTTGAGATTCAACATCATTGAATTCCATTTACGACTTTTTTTCAATTGAGTCGCTTTCATGGTCAGAACAGCGGGGGTGGCGTTTCCATTATCCTCTACTAAAAGAATGAAGTGATTGCCACACGTTTCAATATAATTTCCGTTTTCCAGACGGTCTTTATTATTTTCATCGCGTGTTGTTTTAGCGAGAATATCGCTACTTGCATCATAGACGTTAATCGGCGCACCCGATCCTTGTCCCCTGTCAGCCCATTCAACGTATTGACGTTGATATGCGCACGGTAGAACCTTAATGCCCGCCAATCCGTCATACAGTTCGTTTGACACTGTATTGTAGATCATGCCGGCTTTTGCACCCTCTGTATCCTCAATCTCTGGGGATAACTGCATTAACACTTTTAAACGAGGTGTCGCTAAATCCTCTTGATGGATGTTTTCCAGTCCGCTGCTCGCGTCCTGTTCCATCAGTGAAAGGTTTAATGCTGGTAATTTTTCTTCTTTCTTTGCAACATTTGCATCTGCCATATAGGCCTCCTTTTACGTTTTACTAATTTTGGTTTCGGCGCCAACAAAGACTCCGAATTTATCCGTGGGTAACTCACTACCATTAGCAATCTGCTCACGAACAAACGCTTTCAAGGTCATGGGTTCAACCCAGACCTTCTGTTGAGGTTGGATGTTATATCCTAACTCTTCTATCTTGTCAATAAAGTTAGATGCTAGATCATCCTCACCTTTTCCGAACGTTGCGGAAACTTGATTCTTTATAATATCCCCGTGTCCATGATCACGAAGCCATTTAAAAGCTTCTTCCCTGTATTTTACAGGAATGGACGCATGAACCAGTTGCTTGATCTTGATGGACGAGCCGTCTGATAATGTTAAACTCTCCAATCCCAGTTCCGACATTCTCGCGGGAATAATTTCTTGTGATAATTTTCTGGCGGCTGTTGCTTTCGCTTTCAGTTGTTCCGCCAATTGTTCCATTTCCTCTTCCAGCGCCACTTGTTCCGCGCACAGGTCGGCCATTTCCTTAAGCGAGTTGTCACCGATGGTCGGTGTCCTCACGTCGCTTTCCATTTCAGCTATTAAGTTACTCATCTATTTCTCCTCTCTCATTCAAGTTAACTTCCACAGGATAGTATTTAAACTCTCTTTTATCCCATTTCAAGCATTTAAACCGCCCGCGGTTATTTGTCGCAGCTATGGCGCAGGCGATGCCGATAGCGGACGGATCACCTATCAGTAACAGGTAATCATCATCATTAAAATTTCTCAATCTATGTCTCAATCTTCTTACGGTCGGCCCCGTGCTTAAAACAAGCTGGGGTCCTTCCGGTAACAACAGTTCCAGAGCGCCGAATTTTTCCGCACTGAGGACGTTTCTGCCAACTACTTCTTGTACGACGTATACTGTCATTCTTTCTCCTTAATTTATTCTATATAACCATTGACAAACCCTTTTGCAAGTACTATTTAATAAAAAAGAAATAAAGAATGGACTATAAATTTAAGACGGAGCCGTATGAGCATCAATTAACCGCATTGGGCGCGTCCCATAACAGGGAGAATTTCGCCTTGTTCATGGAGATGGGGACGGGAAAATCCAAGGTGCTGATTGACAACATCGCCATGCTCTATGACAAGGGCAAGATTAACGCGGCGTTAATTGTCGCGCCGAAAGGC